GGGGATACGGCGTCTATTTTTGAAACTGCCGCAACAAGCGACACGATCACGTTGAATGGTACGACCACCGGCGGGATTCTTGGTGGCACAATTGAAATTCAAGACGTAGCCTCAAACGTGTTTTCTGTCGTTGCTCGTGGTGCCGCAACCGGCTCCGAAGCTACTCCTTTCTCTGCTGCTGTATCGTAAGGGGCTTATCATGGGTAAGCTCAACGGCGGTAAAAAGCCTGTAAAGAAGGCTGCAAAAAAGAAAAAGGGGTAAGCTATGGCGGGCTCTGACATTAAGACAAAGCGGATTACCAGCACGGGTTCACTCGGTGTTGGCCCCGCTCGTATTAGACAGATACACGTAAAAACTTCATCTGGACATCCACGGCTTACTGTTACAGATGGTTCTGGCGGCGCTACGGTCCTTGATTTGGACTTTGCTGACGCTACTTTAGACACGCATTCTGTGAACATTCCTGCTGAAGGTATTAGAGTTACCGATATTTTTGTCGGGACTCTGACCAATATCTCGGCAGTGACGTTCTTTTTTAACTAGGTGATCCGTGACTAGGCGTAAGGCAAAGATGCCGGCGCGCAACAAAAAGAATTTCCGCCCCACAAAATCTGGGGCGGGAATGACCAAAGCCGGCGTAGCCGCTTATCGCAAAGCTAACCCCGGTTCTAAACTCAAGACTGCTGTAACGGGTAAAGTCAAAAAAGGTTCTAAAGACGCCAAACGTCGTAAGTCTTTTTGCGCTCGTTCCGCCGGTCAAATGAAAAAATTTCCGAAAGCCGCAAAAAACCCTAACTCAAGGTTGCGTCAAGCTCGTAGAAGGTGGAAGTGTTGATGAAGGCCGAGGACGTTTTAAAGCTTTTGGAAAAGCACGAAGAAGAGTGCACTCGACGTTATGCTGATATTCAAAAACAACTGGATAAACTGGACATGCGGTTATGGGGCATTGCCGCCTTGATTGTAGCCGCGGCCATTGCTCAAAAGGTGTTCTAATGGGAAGTGTAGTAAATCTTGGATCGGGTGCTTGCCCTGTTCGCAAAACGAAGAAAAGCGAAGTTGTTCGCATGAAAAAAGGCGGAAAGGTGAAAAGTGGCGGCAAGATTTGTCCGAAAGGAAAAGCATGGGCTAAGCGGACGTTTGATACATACCCGTCAGCCTATGCGAATATGGCCGCGTCAAAATATTGTAAGGACCCCAACTACGCTAAAAAGTCAAAAGGTAAATAAATGTTAACCGGAAGAGCCAAGACGCAAGTTAAAAAAGTCGCTAAAAAACTTAGAAAAGCTTCTAAAGCTCATGCGGGGCAGGCAAAGACTTTGTCTAAATTGGTAAAAAACGGGAAAAGTAAGAAGTAATGGGCCAGCTTAAAGAGTGGGTGAAACAGGATTGGGTTAGGATTGGATCCGATGGTTCTATCAAAGGTAAGTGCGGCACTTCAAAAGATAAGAAAAACCCTGATCGTTGTCTCCCAAGAGCTAAAGCTAATAGTCTCTCAAAGGCTGAACGAGCTACAACGGCTCGTAAAAAGAAAAAAGCAGGAGCCAAAGGCAAAACCGTCGTTGCAAACACCAAGCGAGCGAAAGTCACCAACCTCAAAAACGGCGGGGCGGTCGGCTACGAAACGAAAGCCAAAAGGCCGTTCAAGGGCAAAAAAGTAGCCGGGACAGCGGTCGCTCGGGGATGTGGGGTAGTGATGCCCGACCGTAGGAAAAGAACCAAGGGTTCAGTAAGTCAAGCATAGGAGCGTGAAATGGCTAAAGAATACATGACGATGGACGAGTATGCAGCCACTCTTGTCGGCGGCGGCATGAAAGCCAAAGGCATGGCTAAAGGCGGTAAGGTAAAAGCTAAAGGCATGGCTAAAGGCGGCAAAGTCGCTAAGATGGCTAACGGCGGCAAAGTCGGCATGAAAAAGAAGGGTTACGCTAAAGGCGGCAAAGTCGCCAAAATGGCTGGCGGCGGCATGATGAAGAAGAAGGGTTATGCCAAGGGCGGCAAGGTAAAGTAACTTGCCATATCTTCAAAGCAATATTCCGCACTTCAAGTGTTGGGTGCGGAAGGAATACACTTGTAATCATTTGAATTATCACGGTGAGTTTATTCACGCCATGGCTATCGCGGTGACGACCATGCCTAGCCGTTGTTTGAGCTTTCAAATGATATTCACTGGTTGTGAAGCTGACGGAACTGATCAACCCAACGTCCATGGGGGCGCGATGTGGGCAAGAATGCCCATAACTGCTCTTGTTGGGGATACGCCTCTTGAAGAATGGCCGGAACCTATGCCCGTCCACTTGGCTCAACCTTGGGACTGTATGTCCCATACACACGCAGTTTATCGTTTAGACCGAGCTCACCCCTGCCCGTGGATTGCCAAAATAGGGCCTGAGTTTTATCCGGCTAAATACTATTTCACCGTGGATTACACTGAGAGTGAAATCGCGGATGACCCCGCGCAGCACAAACAAAGCCATGTTTTGGAACTTTTGGATGCGGGGCCGTACACAGGCAATATCGTTGCGCTGCCTAACAATCGTGTGCGAGTAACACACCCTGCTTGGTTTGAAACAGGGGATGGTCCACCTGACTTTTTACCGTCTCAACACATACACTATTCAAAATCGGATTTAGACTATACCATGGACGTAAATCAGATTTTTGATAATCTGTATGCGGAGAAAAAGTGATGGCAACTTCGGGTAGCACAAATTTTGAGTTAGACGTTGCTGACTATGTCGAAGAGGCTTTTGAGCGATGTGGGCTTGAGGTTCGCACGGGTTACGATCTCAAGACAGCGCGGCGGTCGTTGAATTTAATGTTAGCCGAGTGGGCTAACCGCGGTTTAAATCAATGGACCATTACAGAGCGCACACAAACTGTTACGGATGGCACCTCTGCTTATTCGTTGGGAACTGACGTAATTGACATTTTGTCGGCTGTTGTTCGCCGTAGCAGCACAGACTTTGCATTGGAGCGTATCAGTCGGGATGCTTATCAGAATATTCCCACAAAAAGCACGGAAGGTCGTCCTTCACAGTTCTTCTTGGACCGTCAGATCACCCCTTCTTTGAAATTATGGCCTACTCCAGAAAATAGCACGGATGTCATTCATTACAACGCTTTGACCCGTATGGATGATGCAGATTCTGCCACTAATACCGTAGAGGTTCCTTTTCGTTTCTACCCCTGTCTTGCCGCGGGATTAGCTTACTATATCTCTATGAAGCGAGCCCCAGACCGTATTCAACTTTTGAAAGCGGTGTATGAAGAAGAGTTTGAGCGAGCTATGACTGAAGATCGTGATCGAGCTTCTTATAACGTAGTTCCAAACTATCAATATTTTAGGGTAAATTGATGTCTAAGTTTGCTACGGGGAAAAATGCTTATGCCGTATCGGATAGATCCGGGCTTCGGTATCGGTACAAAGACATGCGGCGAGAGTGGAATGGTCTTCTTGTAAGCAAGGACGAGTTTGAGCCCAAGCATGAACAGTTGGGCCCTTTTCGTTCTAGAGCAGATCCAGAAGCTTTAGCTGACGCTAGGCCGGATAGAACGGAACCCGCGCTAGAGCGCATTTTGGTAAAAGACTCGTTTACGTCGGGATCTTCAGGAAGTGCAGTTATTACGGTGAGAGAGATCAGCCATGGCCGAACCACGGGAAACACCGTTCGATTTAGAAAAGTAAATGGATTTGACGGTTTTACTAGCACTGTGCTTGAAAACAGTGTGGGGTATTCAATCACTGTTACAGATAGTGATACCTACACTTTTACGGCATCCTCCGGCACCGCCACCACGGGCGGTCAACGCGGAGGAGGTGAAAATGCGACTGCCGGGCCGGTGACTTTGGAGGCATAAATGGCTTACACTTTTACACAGTTAAAAACAGCCATACAAGAGTACACGGACAATACCGAAACGACTTTTGTATCAAATTTGGATGACTTCATCCGAGCGGCAGAGGACCGTCTTTTTTACTTAGTTGATCTTGAATATTTTAGAAGAAACGCCACTAGTGCGCTGACGCAAGATGATCCCTTTTTGTTTTTGCCCACAGATTTCTTGGCTTCTTTTTCTCTATCTATTACAAACGGCAGCAACAAAGAATTTTTACAACAAAAGGATGTAAACTTCATCCAAGAGGTAAATCCAAATTCAGCGACCACAGGCGTGCCAAAGTATTACGCTAGGTTTGATTTAACAAATATGATTTTGGCCCCTACACCGAATAGTAATTACGTTTGTGAGTTTCATTATTTTTATAGACCAGCATCACTGACTGCCGGGGCAGATAGCGGAACAACATGGTTAAGCACTAATGCTCCTAACGCTTTGCTGTACGGCTCACTCTATGAAGCATACATTTTTATGAAGGGCGAACAGGACTTAATACAAATGTATGAAAAGCAGTTTGTTGAGGCAGTAGCTAGATTTAAGGATCTCGGCGAGGCAAGAGAAAACAGTGATTCTTATCGTAGAGGCTTACCAGACAGGCCGAGAACATAGGTATGACCATGCACGGAATACAAATGGCCCCTCCGAAGGTGAACGTAATTACCTCCAGCAATGGTGGCCTTTCGACAGATCAAATTGTGGAGCTTGCTGCCAGCAAGATTATGTATGTATCAGATGATGCGCCACCTGTAATAAAAGATCAGGCAATAGCTTTTCGCGCTACGATGATAAACATATTGACAGAATACGTTCATTTGGCACGCAGAGAGGAACGTGCTACTATTTCCGCACAGTTGGAAAAACATGGTCACTCGGATGTGGCTAAAATGATCAGGAGTATATAATGGCCCCAACTCAAGCAATGTGTACGACTTTCAAAAAAGAACTTTTGTTAGGCGTTCATAGGTTCGGAACAAACTCAGCAGATACCTTCAAGCTGGCTTTGTACACATCCTCTACAAGCATTGGTGCAGCCACCACTGCGTTCACTAGCAGTAATGAAGTCAGTAATAGCGGTACTTATAGCTCTGGCGGCGGCAGTTTGACAGGTGTTGCGCCCTCTGTCAGCAGCACTACCGCTCTTACAGATTTTGCTAATGTGGAGTTTACCAGTGCAACCATCACTGCTAGAGGGGCGATGATCTACAACTCTACCCCCAGTGCAAATGATGAAAGCGGCTCCAGCCTGACAAACCCTGCGGTTTGTGTTTTGGACTTTTCTTCGGACAAGACATCAACGGCGGGGACTTTTACCGTTGCGTTCCCAACGGCAGACGCATCAAACGCGATTATCCGTATCGCATAGTGGGGTGTTATGGCCCTTGTACTCGCTGATCGCATAAAAGAAACGACCACCACTACCGGCACTGGCACATATACTTTGGCCGGTGCCGTTACTGGTTTTGAATCATTTGCCACTATTGGCAATACAAACACCACTTATTATTGCTGTACAGACGGCACCGACTTTGAGGTGGGCGTTGGGACATATGCGTCCAGCGGCACTACCCTTGCGCGTACAACCATCCTTCAATCTAGTAATAGTGATAACGCCGTCAACTGGTCGTCAGGTACACGCGACATCTTTTGTACGCAACCAGCAGAGAAAGCCGTTTTTGAAGATGCTAGTGGAGATGTAGATATCGCTGGCGGCGCAACTTTCGGTGACACCGTCACAATTAACGGTGATGGCAACAAAGGTCTTCTTATAGGTGACGAGGCACTTTCGGCAAGCAATGATTATGTTGGAATGAAAACTACTAACATGACCGGCACTTCTGATTATATGATACTTAGTGGTGTGGACTCGGATGGGGCTGATTCTACATTCATAAGTGCAAGAAGTGGTTCTCCTGTTTTCATAAGAGGTGGGGGTAATGATACCGCCCATCAAATTCGAGTAAATGCTTCTCTAGCGAAAGCATATGGTATTTTTGAAGTCGGTACTCAGATAGAATTAGGTCATGCAAGTGATACTACATTAACTAGATCTGCCGCTGGAACAGTACAGATTGAAGGTAATACAATATTAACCACAGCAGACACCGGCATCAGCAACGGCAATGTAGCTGTATTTACATCTGGTGCTGTCGACAATGACTTCTTACGAGTTGACGGTACATCCATCGAAGGCCGCTCTGCCTCTGAAGTCCTGTCTGACATTGGTGGTCAGGCCAGCTTAACATTTGGCATTAGTAATACGAATGCCGTTAAGATTGACAGCAGTTCCGTCGCTGATGATGAGTACGCGCGTTTTACTGCAAATGGCCTAGAAAGCAGAGCAACATCTGAGGTTCTTTCGGACATAGGCGCACAGGCATCGTTAACATTTGGGATATCAAATACAAACGCAGTCAAGGTTGATAGCTCATCTGTGGCGGATGATGAATATGCTCGATTTACCGCTAACGGTTTAGAAAGTCGGTCAACTAGCGAGGTGCTGTCTGACATTGGCGCACAGGCCAGCTTGACGTTTGGCATCAGTAATACTAACGCTGTTAAGATTGATAGCGCGTCCGTAGCGGACGACGAGTTCGCACGTTTTACTGCCAATGGCCTTGAAAGTCGAAGTGCGTCAGAAGTGCGTTCGGATATCGGCCTTGGTACAGCGGCTGTTGCGGCCACAGGTATCAGTAACGGTAATGTCCCAGTATTTACGTCTGGAGTTGCAGATAACGACTTTTTGCGCGTAAACGGAACCTCAATAGAGGGTAGATCGGCATCAGAGTTGGCCTCTGATATTGGCGCTTCAACAACTGACGACGCAACCGCACTAGCAATCGCATTAGGCTAGGCCATGTTTGGTCACAGCCCGTTTTCGACCACCGCATTCTCAGAAATAATTGAGTCAAGCGTTGACGTTTCAGTATCTGTTACTGGCGTTTCCGCTACGTCTGCACTTGGTAATGAGACAGTCACAGGCACGGCTACTGTAACAGCGAGTGGCGTTGCCGCCACATCTGCACTTGGTAATGAAACTGCAACCGCTGGTGCTACTGTAACTGCATCGGGCCTTTCAGCTTCTTCTGGTTTAGGCAACGAAACCATAACAGGAGAGGCGACAGTCTCGCCTACAGGCACTCAGGGCGTTGCAAACGCCGGCGATATGATCATTTCCGGCACCGCTGTTACCGGGGTGAGTGGAGAGACTAGCACTGGTGTTCTAGGCGACGAATCTGTTGTCGGCACAGCAAACATATCTGTTTCGGGTGTATCTGGCAGCGCTCAACTTGGCAACGAAACAGCCACTACTTCTGTCAATTTAACTGCATCTGGTTTTGAGGCGACGACCTCTTTAGGGAATGAGTCTGTTGCTGGCACAGCAAACATTTCTCTTTCGGGTGTATCTGGCAGCGCTCAACTTGGCAACGAAACAGCCACTACTTCTGTCAGTTTAGCTACATCTGGTTTTGAGGCGACGACCTCTTTAGGGAATGAGTCTGTTGCCGGTTCCGCATCTGTTTCAGTTTCTGGAGTAGATGCCACGTCTGCTCTTGGAAATGAAACCGTTACAACCGGCGTTTCTATCAATGTTTCAGTTTCTGGAGTAGACGCCACGTCTGCTCTTGGCAACGAAACAGCCGCCGGAACAGCGTCTGTTTCTGTAAACGGCACACAAGGGACAGCCACACTCGGCAACGAAACAGTTGCCGCTGGCGCTACTGCATCCGCAACAGGAGTTTCTGCCTCTTCTGGTCTTGGCGGAGAGAGCGTAACTGGAGGTGCAGTCGCTGCTCCTACGGGGAATCAGGGCGTTGCAAACGCCGGGGACATGGTTATTTCCGGTACTGCCGTTACAGGGGTATCTGGAATTGCCACTACAAGTGGTCTGGGCGATGAGTCCGTTGTCGGTACGGCGAACGTATCTGTCACAGGTGTGTCTGGCACTGCCGCAGTTGGCAACGAAACGGTCTCTATTTCTATTAGTTCCGTCCCGTCCGGCGTAGAGGGAACGGCAACCCTTGGCAACGAGACTGTAGTTGGTACAGCAACGGTATCTCCGTCCGGCGTAGAAGGAACATCTACTCTAGGAAATGAAACTGTAACAGGCGGGGCTGTCGTCTCTCCATCAGGCGTAGAAGCAACGTCTGTCGTTGGTGATGAAACCATAACTGGTACTGCCGCCGTATCCCCAACTGGGGCAGAGGGAACGGCAACCCTTGGCAACGAAACAGTAACAACTGATGTCGAAGTATCTGCCAATGGTGTGGGTGCAACGACAACTCTTGGTGATGAGACTGTCGAAGTCGCCATAACGGTGCTCCCGGCGGGTCTATCGGCCACAGGTCAGATAGGAGATGCCCTAGCTGCTGGTGGTGCAATAGTTCAAGAAGAAGGTCTTGTCGGAACCATAGGCTTTGGTGACGAGCAAGTCACCGGCACCGCAAACGTATCTCCATCTGGTGTGGACGCTACCGGCGTTATTGATGACGTTACGATATCAGCGAGTTCCACGGTTGTTGCTTCCGGCGTAGATGCGACTGCTACTCTTGGTGACGAGACGGTTGCCATAAGCTCCACTATTGTTGCAAGCGGCGTAGAGGCAACTCTTACTCTTGGCGATGAGTCTGTCACTGCAAGCTCCCTTGTTGATCTAAGTGGTGTAAATGCGACCGCCACTCTGGGCGATGAGACCACCTCCGGTACTGCCGTTGTGTCTCCTGCGGGTGTAGGGGCAACCGCTTCTGTTGGAGACGAGTCTGTTTCACTGCTCACGCTGGTTTCTGTGACGGGTGTAACCGCAACTGTTACTTCAGGCACAGTAACGATAACTGGCACGGCTGTGGTAACTCCGGCAGGATTGTCAGCAACCGCCGATCTTGGTAGTGTACGGGTCTGGGGCTTAGTGATCCCAGATACTAACGCCAGTTGGAGCGGCGTCAGCCCCGACCAAGGTGCCAGTTGGAGTGAAAGCACTTCGGATACAACCGACAGTTGGAGTGAGACAACACCATCTCAAGGTGCTAGTTGGAGTGAAACAACTTCAAATCAATCTGCTGATTGGAAGGAAGTGGCATAATGGCTAATACATTCAAAGTAAAAACAAACGCGGCCATGCCAGCAAGTGCTGGTACGCCACTTACTCTGTACACCGTACCATCAAGCACGACCAGCGTGGTCTTGGGCCTTATGCTTTGTAACGTACACACAAGTCAAGTGACCGCTGATGTGCAGCTTGTGTCCGACACATCCGATACGGAAACCAATGAAACGGTTCTTTTGGTCAAGGACATTCCGATTCCGGCGGGGTCTTCTGTTGAACTGCTGGCTGGTAACAAGGTTGTCTTGCAGACCACAGATATATTGAAGATTGACTGTAGTGTAGCTGCCAAGATCGACGCCACTTTAAGCATTATGGAGATTACCTGATGCCGTTTATTGGCAACCCTGTTGTATCTCAGTTTCAGGCGCGGACTGCCACGCAAGAGTTTAATGGCAACGGTTCGACTACGACCTTCACCCTGAACCAAGCGGTAACGCAGGAAGATATCATCGTGTCTGTCGATGGCGTCGTACAGGAAAGCGTTGATGCGTTTACAGTGCCGGATGGCACAACCCTCACGTTTACAGCAGCACCGTCTAGCGGCACCGGGAACATCTTCGTAATCTACATGGGCGTAGCAGCATCGTCTGTAACGCCGCCGGAACAGAACAAAGGGACATTCAAGGGCGGGGCGATATTCCGCACCAATGCACAGAGCTTGACCTCTGATGTAACGATCCTTGCAAGCGAGAACGCAAACGTGACAGGCCCGTTCACTGTAGCCAGTGGCGTGACCCTGACCGTTGAAAGCGGTGGGACATTGGTGACGTTATGAGCACGTTGAAGGCAGACACCATCCAGAGTACAGGCGGCGGTGCAGTCACGCTGACGAAACAGCAGGCTGCAAAGCACTGGGCTAACTTGAATGGTGACGGTACTATTGCATTACGAGATAGTTTTAATACGGCTTCTGCTACAGATGGTGGACTAGGTGATTATAGTTTTACAT